CCGTCCGCGCGAAAACCGACGCCCTCTTTGACGTGTCCGAAGTAGTCGTGCACCACGCGGAACACGTCGTTCGCCAGCATCGGTTTGCCGCTGGCGTCGGTGAACTCCGTCTCCTGCAGAAGCGGGTTCTTGCCCGCGTCGAACGTCGCGTCCGACCCGAACCCATCGCGCGTGCTGAAGACCCACAAGTGGTTGTTGTGGATGACATCGAGAATTGCGTTGCGCGGGTTGCCGTAGGGGTCCCCGAACGACACCTCGAACTTGCTCTTTATCTGCGCCGGGCTGAAGGCGATGTAGCTGTCCCCTTCGCCCTCGAAGCGGTTTTCGTACACCACCCCGTCGTAACCTTTCGCCTCCAGCGCTGCTCGAATTGCCCGTGAACCGGCGCTGGGGTTCAGCTCGGTGCCGGCGAGCCGGTTGACCATCTCCACCACGGCGCGCCCTTGCCAAGCGCCGGTATCTTCGAGCCGAATCGGGTTCTTGATCGACAGATACGCGGGGCGGATGTTGGACACATCGCCGATGTTGCCGGCCTGTTCTTGGCTGCCGAAGTGAAAACCCAACTGACTACCGGCGTAGGCACCGGAGAAGTCAGAGAAGTCGGCGTTGGTGCCGTGGTACACCGCGAGCGGGCTGCCGTCCTTGTCGACAACCTTGCTTCCGCTGAACCACCTGTCGGCAGAGGTGTCGTTGAACTCGACCTTCAGCCCGGTGGCCAGGATCGCGCGGTACTGCGCCAGCGTCTCGTCGATCATTGCCGCATAGGACGCCTTGACCTTCGGGTCGTTCGGGTCGTGTATCATGCGCGTGAAGGCCCGCGCGATGCGTGCGCCTCGTTCCGGGTCGACTTTGGCGTAAGTGGTGGGCGGGTTGTACGGAAGACCGGCGGACTTCATGTACTCCACCGCGGCCAGGCGCGCCGGCACGAAGGGGCCGAAGGTCACCTCGTGGCCGTCGACCTTGACCGTGCGCAGCAGCCCGTGCAGGGGCTGCTCGAGGCCGAGCGGCTGCCCGGGGGTGGACTGCTCGTAGGCCGACGTGGCGGACAGAGTCTCGCCGCTGAGGGTCAAGAAGAAGTCCGGGTTGAACTCCCCCCACTTCGCCGCTTCGGGCCCGTACAAGGCGCCGTTCTTCCCGTCGTGTTGAACAATTGCGTCTTGCTTGAGCGCGACCGACACGCGGTCGGCTTGGGCGGGTGTCAGCGGCGCGGCGAGCTGGGCTACCAACGTCTGCTCGGTGTTGCTCTGATGCACCGCGTGCTTGACGACCTGCCCGCCTTCCGCTTCGATCGCGGCGATCGCGGCGTCCGCCGTGATCGCGCTGCCGTCGTTCACAGCGAGGCCGATGTTCAGCGTGGGCGCGCTGATGGCGGACTGTGCGTAGACCCCTTCTTCCGCCGGCCACCCGGCTTCGTTCAGGGCGTCGTCGGCTTGCTGCTCGGCGGCAGCAGTGCGGGCGTCGCCCCTGGCATCGGCGAGCCGTTCGAGCCGTCGGGCAGCGGCGAGTTCGTGGCGGCGCTGAGCGTCTGCAGCAAACGGCGCTGCTTCTCCGCCAGCGCGGGCGGCTTCGACAGGTTGCCTTTCAGAATTTCGCTGAGCAATTGCTTTGAGTTCGTTGTCATATCCGGCGTCCTTCAGGATGGATGCGTAGGTCGGGTTGTGGAACAGCGACCCGAAGTCGGGCGTCGAGCTTATCAGGTCATCGGTGAGTCCGCCGTCTTCCACGATCTGGCGCGCCGTTCGATTCTCGTCGGCGCTGTTCGCCAGTTCGTACAAGGTCTTCGCCCACGACCAAACGGTTTCCTGCACTTCGGACGGGGTCCACGTCTCGCCGGTGAGTTTCGACAGCTGCGCTGCAGCCTCGCGGACGCGGGCGTTCATCGCGAAGTAGCCGCTGCCCTTGACCTTTATCTTCTCCCCGTCGACGAACCGCTTAGAGCCGGCGAAGATCGTCTGCTCGACCAGCGCGTAGTTCGACATCCACGCGTCGTTCGTCACCTCGTCGACGTGGCCGATCAAGTTGCGAAAGAACGAGTTGACCTTCGGGCCGCTGAGCGTGACTTTCGCCGGCTCCTCGTGCGTGAGCGCGCGCACCGAGTTGTTGATCCACGAGGGCAGCACGCTGTCGGTCAGGCCGCTGCCTTGCACGCTGCGCGACATGACCTGCACGATCGCGTTGCGTTCGGTCGGGCGTCCCGCGGCGGTCCAGTTCTTCCAAGTGCTCAGCGTGTTGTAGAGGTTCGTCTCGACGCTGCACTGCGGGCTCAGCGCGGCGAGCAGCGCGGCGAAGCGCGGCGCGTCGGCACCGAACACCTGACTGATAGTGTCGGCGCTCCGCGCGTACCAGCCTCGCTTCGCCTTCCCGGCGTAGGCGACGGCGGCCATTTCCTTGGGGGACGGCATCCGGGACAGTTGGGCGAGAATCTTCTCGGCCATGCTGTCGGTAATGGCCGCCTGTTCCTCCGGCGTCAGGTGCTTCAGCAGCTTCGTGACGGCAGGGGTTGCCTTCTTTATGCGCGACTGGTGGAACGCGCCCGTTATGTCGACGTGGGCGTCGTCGAAGATCACGTAGTTGTGCGTCTTGCCTTGCGTCTGCTGCCCCCGCGATCCGGCGTCCAGATAACGCAGGCCCGGAATTCCGGCCTCGTTCAACGCGCGACTGGCGGCTTCGTCCCCGCCGAGTTTCTTCGAGAGCTGCCGGTAGATCGACTCGCCGGTAGCCGGGTTCGGTACTTCGGCCGGACGGCCGTCGAGGTTGTCCGCCTTCATTGCGCGCCGGGCTTCGGCCATGTCCTTGAACTGCGTCGACACGCCCTTGGAGTTGCCCTTCAACTGGACAACCGTCGGGGCGTAGCCGAGCTTCTCCAAGGCGGCGCGCACCGCGGGGGACTGGTCTTTGAGCGGCGCATGGTAGTCGAGGAGCTGGTGGTCTTCCGGCACCTCGACTTGGTAGGTGCGCCCCTCCGAAAGCTGGGCGCCACTCTGCACCAACCGAATGGCTTCGCGGTGCGCGGCCGCGGCTGCCTTGTTGCCGGACTGCTCCATGGCCCTGAGATTGGCGCGGAGCTGCTGCAGCGCGTCGGTCTTCGGCTGCCCCTTCATCGCGGTAGCCGCCAGCACGTGCGCTGGCGACCGAGCCGCGTTTGTCGCGTTGCGGTAGAACTCGGCGATGTCCCTGTTCTTCGCGAAGTACATCCCCCAGCCGTAGGCCTGCGCGCCCTCGCCAGTGCCGATCTTCGAGGTAGTGAACTTGGAAACCTGGTGGGGTGTGCCGTGGTAGGCGGGCTGCATCAAGCCGGCTGCCGCAGGGTTGACGGCGGCGACCCGCAGCGGGTAGCGCGCGTGCATTTCCTCCGGCGTCAGTCCGAGGCGCGAACTGGTGGTTGTGTAGAAGTCGCGCACAAGCGACGCATAGGCGTCGTTGACTTCGGGCGTGAACCTGTTCGCCGCAGCGAGCTGCTGCAGCACTTGGGCCTTGACTGCTTCCGCGCTCTGCTGCGCGGCAGTCGCCTGCGTGCTCTCGCCGATGACGCGTGCGGCCTCGCTCCGCAGGTACTCAGCGGCCTGTTCCTGCGCCTGCTTCGCCTCGAACGGGCTCAGGCCCTCAGGTGTGGTGCGCAGGTGTTCGAGCAGCCGCTGCTCAAGCGGTGTGCCGGCGACGTTCGCCATCAGCTCGCCGATCGGAAGCGCCACATCCCCGCCCGACTGAACAGCGTCGGCCACTTCCCGCATGTTGACGCTCGGCAGAAGTTGCGCCAGCGTTTCTTGGTTCAGCAGCCCGCCTTCGCCCGCGAGCGTGCGCGCGTCGACGTAGACCTCAGTCGGGGCGCCCTCGGTGTTCTCGGCCTGCGCTTGAATGAAGTCGGCCAAGTGCTGCGGCGAGCGCTCGCGCAGCTTGCTTTGTGCTGCGAGAGCGAACAACTGCTGCAGCCGCTCGGCGTCTTGCTGCGCTTCTGCGACCTCGCGCTGCGTGCCGGTGGCGCGATCTACTGCGGACTGCGCCGACTTCATCACCGCGACGTTACCGCCGACGCCGATGATCGTTGCAATCAGCGTCTGAGCGGCGGCGCTCGGGCGCTCCTTCAGGTACTCGGTGAAGGGTTTGGTCCTGTTCTCGGGCAGCACGGCCCATTCGTTCATGTCCTGCAGCACCGTGGCGACCTGCTCACCCGGAACTTCCGCAGCGGCCGTGCGCGCCAGCGTCGTGAGCACGGACGAGCCCGCTTTCACGTTTCCGATCAAGGCATGGAGCGGTATCTTCTCGGTGGCGTACTCGATGACGCCTTGGGCCAGGGCATACGGCAGTGCCGTACCGATGGGTACGCCCTTCTCGCGCGCTTCCTGGTACGAGCTGCCGCCCTGCTGCGCAGACATCCCGTATAGCGCTGCGGCCTCGCCACCGGGCACCAAGGCCAGGGGCAGCATCAAGGCGTTCCCGACGAACGATTGGACGCCGCTGCTCACGCCCGACATCACCAAGTTGTCGGACGGCGGGCTCGCTGCCTTCTGCCGAGCGCCGGAGTTTTCCGCGATCAGGCTGAAACCTTCTGCCACGCGCCGGAGCGGATCACCGCCGGCCGTTCCAGACTGCTCCATAGCGCGCAGGCCCGGCAGGAATACTTCAGCGGCTGCGGCTGCGCTGTCGAACGCAGCGCGGAACGTTCCGGCCGCGCCTCGCGACGCGCTGTAGTAGCCCCCAGCGATGTCACCGGCTAGCGTCTGCCGGCTGTCGGGCGCGCTGAAGACGTATTTGGCTGTGGCCGCGAACGCACCGGCGATCTTCCCGAGCGTGCCGCTGTCGTCGATTGCCAGTCTATGGAAGTCGGCGTCAGCGTACTTCGCCTGCAACACCGGGTGTGCGGCGGTGTTGTCTTGGAGCTGCCTGCGTTTGAACTCCGCGTCACTTGCCTCTGGCGTCGCTTCTACGACAGCTGGGGCATAGCCTAGATAGGATGCGATCCGACGCTGCGTCGCGTAGCGGTCTGGATCGGTCCCTTCGACCTGTACCGCTGTCGCGGCTTGCTGGACCTGCAGCCGTTGCGCCTCGCTCGCGAGGAGGTCGGAGTACGGGTTGGTTTCGGTGGGTTGAATGTCGGACATGTTGCACTTTAGCCGGCGCTAAAGCGCCAGTCAATCTGAGGGCGGGAGCAGCGCGGCGCTGCGCGACTTGCTGAGGAGGTAGAACCGGCGCAGGTTTGAGTCCGTCGGCGCGAACAGCGAGTTCTTCGTCTTGGCATACTGATCCTGCATCGCCGCGGTGAGCAGCTGCCGGTCCTTCGCCGGGATCACAACGTCGGCGATGTCGTCCTTCGTGAGCTGCAACACTGGTTTGTCTGTGTCGCTGCTGAACCAACCGCCGCTGACCTTCACCGTCCGGGACAGCTCTTGCGTCATCAGCTCGGATTTCTCGGCTCGCGTCAGCGGCGCCTTCTTCGCCTGCTGCGCTTGGTAGATGAGCTGCTCCACGCGGTACTTCACTTCTCCGAGGGCTGCTTTCTCCTCGGGGAGTTTCGCCTCGAACGGTTTCAGGCCCATCGACTGTGCCGCATGGTTGAAGTCGTCTTGGTCCATTTTCGCGTCTTCGACACCGCCCGGCTTCGACACGGCGCGCTTCTTCTCGATCAGGTGCTTCGTCAGCTCGTTTCCGAGAACCGGGAGTTGCGCCTGCACCTGCGCGTCGCTCATGCCGGCAAGTGTCGCCGGGTCCGACAGCCGCAGGTACGCGGCCATGCCGTCGCGTTCGAGTTTGCGCTGCGCTCGCGCTTCCGCCGCGTCAGCGCGCTGCTCGCTCGCCGCGCCGCGCTGCACAAGCGTGTTGATGTGCGCGTCGAGCCGGTCCGTAATCTGCGCCTGCTCCTTGCCCGGCAGGGCTTGGAACGCCGGCAGACGTTGGAGCTGCTGCGACGACAGGCCGCCTTTGGCGTAGGTCGCCATCACCGCGTTCACGTTCGCGGCGTTGGCTTCCGTCTCGCTCGCGTTGAACGCCGCGACCTGTTCCTTGATCGCGTCGATCGCGGCCTTCTGCCGGGGCAGGTCGTTCGCGTACTTCTTGCGCGCGGCCGCTTCCATACTGGCGCGATCGACCGGCTGGTTGTAGGTCTTCGGGCCCAGCTCCTTCCAAACGTCGGCGGCGAACTGCGCGCCTTCGGCACCGGCGGCCAGGTTGTTCAGGCCGCGCGCGATCTCGGCGTGGCGCGTGCCGTCGATGTCGCTCTTGTTGTCGTTGAAGTACGCCAGCGCCGCTACTGGGTCGCGCTGCTGGATATCCTGGATCATGTTGACGTGCAGTGCCGTCGTGGCCTTCGTGTTGGCCTGTTCGAGCACTTCAGGGGTCCACCCCTTCTGCACCGCCATCTGTGCGTTGCGAGACTTTAGCAAGCTGGCGGACGTGGCCGCGACGGCGGGGTCGCCGCTGGCGGACGCGCGCTGAATCTCGGCGAGCTGCGCAGCGTTGAACGAGTCCATTTCGGAGCGTTCGAGTTCCGCTTCCTGGTGGCGTTGCGCAGACGCGACGGACTGCATCTGCGCGGCGCGCAGCGACGGGCTCACCATCGACTTCTGGTAGCTCGACAGGTCCCCGCCGATGGCTTTCGACTTTTCCTGCCACCACGCATCGACCTTCTGCGCGTAGCCGGCGGCGTCCCGGCCCTGAGACTGCTTGCGCAGCTCGGCGTCGAACGCCATGAACTCGGTCTTTACCTGCGCGTCCGTCGCGAGCGCGTCGTCAGTCTGCTGCCGCTGAACGACCTTCTCGGCGAAGCCTGCAGCGCTGTCGAGCCCGCCGGCCAGCGAGCGCAGACCGCTGGACACGTCGGGCGTGCTGAGCTGCCCGCCTTGCAACGGCGCGGCGCGGACCGCCGGGCCTTGGATTATCGGTACTTGCGGCACGGGTCAGCCCCGCTGTCCGTAGGAATACCACTTGCCGGCGACGCTCGATGCGCCGCTCAGTAGCCCCCCGGCGAGCGTCAGCCCGGGGTTGACGGAGTCCGCTTGGAGCTGCGAATTTGCCGCGCCGGAGCGGGCCGCCCACGCTTCCTTCTTCGCGTTGTTGCCCGCCGTCGCGATGTCGCTCTGCGTGAAGAAGTCGGTCTGCCCAAGAATGTCGTTGGGGGTGCCCTCGCTCAAGTCAAGGCCACGCGCGGCCAGCGCTGTGCGCTGCTGCCCCTCGATCATGGCGCCTCGTTTTCGCGCGTCGGTCTTGGCTTGCTCCCCGCGCCGGAGCGCGTCTTGCGCCTGAAGTTCTTGCACGTCGGCATTGTGCTGCGCGATCTTCTTCGAGGTCTGCGCCTGCGTGTAGCCGGCGTATGCAGACACCGCCGCCGTGGTGGCGGATAGCGCGAGCAGGGCAGTGGTCCCGTAGGCGGCGAATGTCATTGCAGTTTCGGCGTCGCGGCGCCGGCCTCGTAGAAAAGGTGGTCGTATGCCGGGGCGATGAGCTGATCCTCAAGCCACGCGATGTCCCGCGAGTCGGTCGGGTTGGCGTGGGTCGTGGTCCACAACACGTCTTCAAGCACGAAGACGATGCGCTTCGTGCCGAGCTTCGATATGAACGTGTCGCCGGCTTCGATCATCTGCGGTCCGTCTTCGGTGAACACCAGACACCGGCCCTTCGACACTGTGTTCACGTGCTCGTGCCGGTGAATCTTCCCCACCACCACTGTCGGGGCGCACAGAAACATTTCCCGTGCGTACAGCCCCGGGGCGAAGTGGTGCCGCAGCGGCGGCTCGCACTGCGGGGCCTTGGCGAGTTTCGTCTGAAAGTCAAGGATCGCGGCGCGGCGCTCCGCGGCCGACGTTGCGGCGTACAGCGGCCCGACCAACGTCGCGCCTTCGTCGTCTTGGCTCGTCAGGTTCATCGTGTCATCCAGAATCTGCGGAACAGCTCCCCGTTCGGGCCGAACGGCGCCGGTTCGTCGAGCACGAACCCGAGGCGGCGAAGCCATCGGGCGGATTCCTTGTTGCTGGCGTGCACGTAGTTAACGAGCCGCGGGAAGGCCTCAAGCATCTTGGCAATGTAGGGGTGCGGTAGTTCGATGAGTGGACGACGGTGGGTGGCCCCGATCGCCGTCGTGCCCAGCATCCACGGGGTGCCGACGCCGGGGTATCCGGCCAGCGGGCACACGCCGAAGACGCACAGCAGAACCTCGCCCTCGAACACCGACCAGCACATCCGCGACTGACATGCGCTGTGCGTCACCGCTGCCTGGACATCGAAGTGGTTGCACGCCCCCAGCTCGGCGCGGTCGGCCGGGCGTAGCCGCGATGCCAGTTCGACGAGGTCCCGCGCGTGCGGGCGCTCGCGAACCAGCAGGTCAGCCACCGACGGCCTCGTCGACGGTGAGCGACAGCACGGTGAGAGGAAGCGGCTGATCCTGCCGGATGCACACCGATCCGTCGGTGCTCCACGAAGGGCCGATCGCGAGCGACAGCTCGCCGGTGCGTAGCGCCGGGGGCGAGCCGTAGGGGTCCGACACGGCGCGTGCTGGGTATTCGGTCAGCTTCGTGAACGAGGGCCCGGCCTTGACGTTCGAGCTTTGCGTCACCCGTAGAAACACCTTCGACGCGTTCTTCATCGTTCCTTGACCGCTGGCTTGGGCTTGGTCGAGCGCGGCCGGCAGCGTCTGCAGGTCCGAGTTGTAGGCTAGGCCTACCGTGACGGTGCTCGCTGCCACCTCCAAGTCGGGCGTCAACACCCCGGCGACGACAGTCCGGCCCGCGACGACAGCGCCGTCGGCCAGCACCTGTACTGCCTTGCCCTCTAGGTGCGCCATCCCGGAGAAGTGCACCTGCGGGTCGCCGGCGTACTTCAGCCCGCAGTCAACGAACCAAGCGTCGGCCGGCGTCCCGAACAGTCGTGACTCAAGCCGCTCGATGTAGCGCTTCGACACCCCATTGACCGTGCGCTTGACGCACACGTAGAGTGCATCCTCCCCGTTCTCCGGGATCGCCGCGACGCTCTCGAACAGCCCGTCGGTTGTGTGCTCGTGCCACCCGAAGACCTGCTGATCAGGAACGTAGGTCATGCCGAGCAGCACCCCGTCTGTGCGGACCGCCCAAAGCGTCTGATCCGGGGCGCGGACGTAGGTCAGCTCCTTGATCTGCTTGCCGTTGAACAGGTGCGGGGCGAACAGTGACACGTCGATCGACTTGTAGACACCGAACCCGTTCGAGTCGTATGACAGCTCGCGCACGCGCGACCCCTGCGATTGGACGTAGAGGCATGACTGAGAAGTCAGCACGGGCTGCACCGGCGCGGCGCCGGAGTATGACTGCGGCTTCACCGCCAGCGTCCCCGGAGTGATCGCGGCGCCGCCGTCGGCGAAGATTCGGAACTCGCCCCCGGCCGTCAGCGCGATCAGGTCGACGAGTGGCACCAAGTGCCTGATCGCGTTCTGCTGCTGCGCCGCGATGCGGAACGCGAGCGCGTCGTCATCGCGGGACGGGGTGCTCGAAGTCAGGTTCGACTCGGTGGCGTTGCGGGTGGCCCACACGTTCTGCGGCTGCGACGTGGTGCCGGCGAACCACCGGCGCTGTTCGAGGTACGTCACCGTCGCCGGGTACTGGCCGGCCGCGGTGTTCAACGTGATCGTGCTCTCCGGGGGCGTCGTCGTGGTGTCGGCCAGGATGTTGTCGTCGATCAGGCTGACGCCGGTCGTCTGCCCGATGTAGCCGTAGGACCCGCCGCGCAGCTTGTAGACATAGTACCGCGCCGCGCCGGCCGCGGCGGTCCAAGCGATTGTGTTGAAGTTGCCCGCGATCGCCAAGTTGTTCGTCGCCGTGACGGGCGATGTAGCCGCGGATTCCGTGACGCCATCTGTACCGATGCTCGTCACGCAGTAGCTCTGCACCGTCGGGTTCGTCGCTGTCGGAATCGTGGCGGTTGCGGACGGCGCCGACGGCGCGGCCAGCGTCGGCGTGAACGACACCGTGGCGACCTGCCAGTTGTCAGCGGCCAGGCGCCGGATTTCGCGCGCCGCGTAGAGTTGGGAGGTAACCGTCAGCACGTCTGCGCTCTGTACGAAGGAGAGCGTCCCCAAGTCCGCGGCGGCCCAAGGCGTAGCCAACGTGTAGGGTGCGCCCGCAACGCTGTAGCTCGCGGCCGTCAGGGTGCCGCTTCCGTTCGGTAGGGTGGTGCCTGTCACGTAGTTCCCCGACGGGAGCTTCATGCAAATGTCGGTTGTGATGATGTTGCCGGGCACCCTCGCAACAACCAGCGGGACGTTGAGCAGCGCGGCCGCGGCTCCGGTCATGCCTGTAAGGTAGACCGTCGTGCCGGGGGAGAACGGGGACGCCATTGTGAAGCGGACGACATCGGCCGGTGACGAACTGGTGTAGGAGGCAACCGCGCGGGTGTCGGGCGCGAGCGTCGTCCCGGCCACGTTGTGGAAGCGCGCGGTCAGGTGGCCTAGTTCGATCACAACCGCCTGCGATGCGCTGAAGACGAACGGGATCAGCCGCACCGGGTAGCTGCTGTCGGCCGCCTCGCGGATGAAGCGCGTCCCCGGGCGCCGCGAGGCTGGGCCGTGCGGAAGCGTGGTGAAGTTCAGCGCTTTCTGCAGCCCGGTCTGGTACTTCCCCAGGTCGAGGCGCCCGAACATTTCCGGGGCTATCTCTCCGCCGGCAAAGGAGCGGGAAAGGCCTTTCACTCGCGAGCCCGGACAGAACTCGCCATGTCGAACCCCGGTTCCGCGGCGCCGTTCGCGTCTTTCGCCATCGCCGCGCCGCCGAGTCTCGTCGCGATTTGGCGCATCTTCCCGCCGACGTTCGCACCGGCATCGCCCTTGATGAGCGGCCCGGCCAGGAACGAAGCAAGCAGGTAGCTCAGCGCGCTGATCGAGCCCGGCGACCAGCGAGTCAGGTCCGACACGTCTACGGTGTAGAGCAGAACCGCGTTCGGCTCGTTCGTGAGAAGCACCCCTCCTTCGATGTCGAAGTCGGCGGTGCCACGCTCGTTGAACAGCGCCATCTCGCTGGGCGAGGCGTAGCCGTAGTATGGCGCGAAGTTGTAGTCGACGAAGGCGTATGAGTTCAGCACGCGGCTTGCGCTGATCATGCCCGACGGGATCGCGTAGGCGTAGGCCCACACGAGACTGGGGTTCGCGACTTCGGCCAGCAGGGCGCGCGTCTTCGACCAGCTCCACGGAAACGCGTCGAGCATTTCTGTGCGCGCCTGCTTCAGGAACCGGGAGCAGTGCCCCGACTCGACGCTGCCGTCAACCGGGTCGATGGACACCACGATCGCATCCGAGCCGATCAGGCTCAACGCCATGTTGCACACGTCAACGTCTGAAGCCATGATATTTGCTGTCCAGTGAAGAAGGCCGGGGGATCGCCCCGGCCCTTCGTGGGCGCCCTACCCGGTCAGGCGATCGTGTCGCCGGCCAGGTGGCCGACTTCCGGGCCGGCGGGCTCTGCCTTCTTGCCCCCGGCCTTGGCCTTGGCCGGCCCCTTGGTGTCACCTTCGGCAGGCTTGAACCACGGGGCAGACGAGCCGTCGGGAAGGTCGAACTCGTCGCCCGGTTGACGGACAGCGATGTTGTCGTATCCGACGGCGGTAGCGATGAAGCGAGCCATGCCGCCCCCTTACGCGACTGCGAAGCCGGACGGGTAGTTCACCGTCCGCTGCGGGGTGCCGACCATGTAGGCCAGAACGGAACCCGTGGTGGGGTTCGTGCCGGTGACCGTGTACCGGACGCCCAGGTAGCGCTTGTAGTCGTCGGACGGCAGCTGCACCCGAACGAGGTCTTGGTTCGCGGTCAGCGCAGCCAGCAGGATGGTCTTGCTGTAGTGCACGACCGGCGCCGTAGCCAGGTTGGCAGTCGAGTCCGATTCGAGCGTGATCGTCAGCGAAGTCAGGGTGTTGAAGGCCGCGACCGACCGGACGTTCAGGTACAGGTCGGTGCCGTCGATGCCTTCGTCGGCGGTCGCCGGGAGTCCCGACACACTGCGCAGGTCGATGACGTTCGTGCTGATCGCGGTGGCCGTGATGGCTTGGGCGGTCTTCGTGCCGTCAACGGCCGTCGTTCCGGAGAAGGTGCTTTGCAGGTCGATAAGCATGGGGGTGCCTCTTTCGTGGTGTTGGGTGGAGCGGGGCCTTTGTCAGCGCCCCGCCTCAAGCCGTGTCGTCAGACGACGGTCGCCTCGTTGTTCAGGATGACATCAACCGTGCGGATCGGGATGCCCAGGAACTTCAGTTCCTTGATCGACACGTCGACACCGCCGAACTGGCGCACCGCGGCTTCGATGCCGAGCGCGTTCGACGACTTGTTCATCGCGGCGATCGACAGCATTTCCTTGATGGTGCGGTTCGCGTAGAACACCGCGTTCCCCATGCCCGGGAACGGGATGCGGGCGAACGCCTTGATCATGAGGTTGATGATCGCGGTCGCGGCGGTCGCGGCTTGCGTGCCGGTCTGCGCGAGCAGGTCCGTCGTGTCGATGTTGCAGATGCGGACCGCGTAGCGCCAGTCCTTCACGTGCAGACCGCACTTCCACGACCAGCGGTCGGCATAGGCGCGGTAGCGGGCGTTGTTCGCGTCGAACGCGTCGATCACGCCCAGGTCTTCGTGCTGCAGGCCTGCCGTCGACCCCTTCGGGTAGATTCCGGTGACGGTGTTCTCACCCCACACGACGAGATAGATCGAGGTGTTCACGTTGCCCGATCCACCCCCGCTGATGACGTTCTGCGCGTTGCCGGCGCCGGAGATAGCCGAGTAGCGCGGCGCGAGGCCGTTGAACTGCTCGGGGTTGACCGCCTGGTTGCCGTAGATCAGCGCTTTCGCCATCGTCTGGTTCAGGCCCTCGACGAACGCGACGGCCTCGCTCAGGCGGAAGGCTTCGAGGTTGCCGTTCAGCTCGGCCTCGTCCTTGTCGACTTCGGAGCGAGTTTCGAGCATCGCGACGGCATCGGTGACCTGCGCGCGTTGCGACTTGCTCGGCGGGATGCCCTGGTAGAACTGGCGCCAGATCGCGGTCGGGAGGCCGGTACGGATGGCCGCCTTGTGGCCGGTCGGCATGTTGCCTTCCTTCCACGGCATGTCGTAGAGGATTTCGTTGGACTGCGTGAGCAGCTCAGCGACCTTGAGAATCTTTCCGTCCGGGCCCATCGCTTTCGCGATGTCGATGAGCGTCACTTTGCCCAGGGTGCCGATGGTAGCCATTTTGGTGTCTTTCTACGAAAGGGGTTGAAGTCAGGTTTTCGTTGAGGTTCCGCCGTAGAGCACGCTGGCCGTGGACTTCCCGACTGCCGGCGCAGAGCTGCCGGCCTTGAAGGTGTCCTCGCTCAGCGCCTTGCCCACTGCGTGTGCCCACTTGAAGACGGCGGGGTGGTTGCCGAGCCCGCTGTCTTCGAGCAGCGTCTTCAGCTCAGGCGGTCCGAGGTCGATCGCCTTCTTCGCGATGGCCAGGTTCTCGGCCAGCTTGTCACCGCCCAGTTCCTTGTCGGCCTTCACGGCATCGGCCCAACCCGCAACGGTTGCAGCGTGCTGCTCCTTCGCGGTCTGCACTGCGGCAGCTCGAAGATCGACCAGCTTCTGCGCCGACTCGGGGCTCAGCTTCAGCTCTTTGGCAACCTTGGTGAACTCGTCCAGCGTCTTCTGGTCCGTCTCCACCCCGTCGGGAATTTTGAATTCGTACTTGACTTCAGCAGTCAAGTCCGTCTTCACGCCTTCCACCGGAGTGGTGGGCGCTCCTTCACCGGGGGGTTGTTGCCCCTCGGTTCCTGCTTGCCCCTCGCCTGGCGTGTTGGTGTCGGCGGGTGCTTGCGATTCGGTTGTCATTTTTCTGCGTGTTCCTTCAGCATCACCAGAAACTGGTGGGCCGCGTGGTCGTTGACTTCGCTGATGAGCACCAGACCAATGTGCCTCTTGCCTTCGTTGAACGCTGTCACGCTGCCGGAGTTGTTGAAGCTGGTACGGTAGACCCCGGCCTCAGCGAGAAGGCGCCACATGATCCGGCGTCCCCGCTTGTCTGCCATCAGCCACTTGACATCTTCAATTTCAACCCGTCGGGCTTCTGCTTGCGCGTCCGCTGCGGTCTGCTGTTGCTCGTCGCTTTCCATCTGAAGCCTGTATGGTCGAGGCGGTCGGCCGCGTTGTGTGGACGCTCAGCCGCCGTACAGCACGGAGGCGGTGCTCGGCCCCGCCGCGCCGGCAAGCTCCATGTCAGTGATCTGCAGCTCACTGCAGTTCTCGGCCTCCCCGTCTTGCTGCTGGTGCATGCCCACACTGGTGACCACGACCTTTGCGCGCATCGTGAGCACGGCGCCGACGGCCGGTAGTTCGGCCATGCCCAGCTTCGACATCGAATCGTCGTCGAGACGGAGCGTCAGCCCGCACGGGTAGCGCGGGCTGTTGTCCGGCTTCGAGCTGACAGTGGCCTGTTCCTGCGCTTCTTCTGCACTGAGTTGCATGTTGACCACGACGTGTCCCTTCAAGCGACGCCCGGTGCGCCCGTGTTGTACCCCTGGAACTGCTGCATCACGTCACGCACGTTGCCGGCGTTCGTGTCGCCCATTGTCTTGGCGGTGTCGGCCATGACCGGCGCTGCGGCTGCTGCCTGCGCGCGGGCCTGCGCCTGCGCGCGGACGGCGCGTATCTCGGCGACCACGTCATCGGTGAGCACGATTTCCGGGTTGGTGCCGTACATGTCGGCGTAGTCGTCGATGACTTGGTCGAAGTCGATCTTGTCGACGACTTCCGGCTTCATCTGCGCGAGCGAAGCAACGCTCCCGAGCAGCCTGTCTGTGCCCTGTGCGCTGATGATGCGCTGCGCCTGCGCAAGCGTGCTGATGAACTCGACAGCCAAGTCGAGCCCCTGCAGCTCCTTCGGGGGTGGCGGCAGGATGCCGGCGTCGGCGCACGTCTCGAACGTGATGTCGATGAGCGGTTGGAGCAGCTCGTTCTGCAGACGCTCAAGCACCGGGCCGAGCATGAGCAGCTTCTCCTCGTGGCGCTCGGCGACTTCGGTCGCTGTGATCCCGCTTCGCGTGTCGTTCGCGAGCATCATGAACAAGTCGGCGTAGTAAGCCGTTTTGATCCGCTCGCGCGTGTCTTGTATGTCTTCGAGCAGGTGCTGCAGGTTGAGCTGCACCTCGAACGCTGTGCGCACGCCCCCGCCCGGCCCGGACTGATCGACGAACATCACGCCCCCAGGCAACCGCGAGCGAGTGGCGTCTCGGTACTGCGTCGGCACCTGGATTGGCGGGTTCGTCTGGTAGTCGATGCCCTGCGCCTTGCGGCGCTGCTGGTGCTGCAGGGCCTTCACGTCACCGAGCGCTTCCATCCCCGGCGATCCGCCGTAGGTGTCGTTCCCGGTGACGGACCAACGCGGCACCAACGCCCTGAAGCGCCGGAACCCCGACTCATCGAGCACCTTGTCTTCCGTGCCTGCCTGTTCGATGTAGACGGAGCGGAAGCGCATGTTCCGCGCGTCCGCCTTCGTGGTGTCGCGCCCCTCGCGCGGCTCGATCAGGTGGATCACGGGAACGTACCGATCGACTTCGTTCCGGTCGAATGCGTTCTGCACACTGGAGCTGCAAGCGTCCCGTCCGAACTGGCCGACAAGCTGGCCGACCGTCATCTGAAATTCACGGCAGACGCTGTTGACCTGCCCCCGGTGGTCGACGCCGATGGCGTACTCACCGACCGTCAGCGGGTAGTGGTGTATGACGTTGTCGAAGTCCTGCAGCACGATGGAAGCCGCGGTGCCGAACAGGCCCAGCTCCTCGTACATCTGGTGCAGCGCGCGATAGGTGTTCGAGTGCGAGAACACCGCGCGCATGATGTTCGTGACCTGGTACAGCCAGCTCTTTACCGGGGCCGACTCCATCAGCCTCTTGTCGGGTAGCCCAAGGCGGAACCACGGGCGGGCCGGGCTCGTCATGCCGGACATCATGCCGGCCGCGAGCGTGCGCGACGCGAACAGTGCCGTGTTGTCGACGATCGCCTGGTGGCGCTTCTGCCCCTTGTTCGTGTCGGACACGAAGAACCGGCCGAGCCGCGGCTGTTGCAGCTCGCTGATTTCGCGCCAGTGGTCAAACCACGAAGACCTTTCGGTCCACATCGCGGCCTTGCGCTTGAGCACGCGCGCGCGCGTCGACTCTACCGGGGCATCCAATCAACCCCCCAGTAGCGTGGTCGCGCCGGACGTTTGCGGGGCTGTCGACGCGTCGACGCCCGACGGGCCGGTCAGCAGCGTTCCGCCGGCCATCTGCCCCGACTTCTTGCGGGCGTTCTTCAACGCGACGATGTCGGGCTGTTGCGCCTCTTGCACCGGATCGGGTGCCTTGATGTCCGGTGACCCGCCCATGCACATAATCTGTCGCTCCTGTCTGAAGCCTGCATGGTCACGTAGCCGGGGGCGTCTTGTGTGGACGCCCGGCTACGCGTAGGGGTCATAGTCCATGCGCTGATCGCGCTCGATGTCGGCCTGCCTGCTGTCCAGCACGTGGCGCTCGAACTCGGCCAGCGACCGATAGTACGGCCGCGTCAGTGGTGCGTCGGGGTTCGGCTTCCCGAGCAGTGGGCGGTCGACCCCCAGGTCGTCAGAGTCTCGCGTAGGGGTCATAGTCCATCGCCTCATTGCGATCGCCGCGCGCCGCCCTGTAGGCCGCGCGCTTCGGAACGTTCATGGCCGCCATCACGACAGCAGTCGCCCGGTCCGGCGACACGCCGATGTCCGCGACGATTTCCTCGCGGCTTTGCACCTTGATCGTCATGCCCGACAACGACCACTTCGGCGCGCACAGCTCCTTCAGCAGCTGCGGGTCCGGCGGCAGGCACACGCCTGTGTCGTGCGCCGGGTCCAGCAGCTCGCGGAACTGCCACCAGATTTGCGATCGCAGGTTGAAGAACGACAGCTTCCCGCTTCTGTCCATGCTGGTGGCCTTGCTGCTGACGTTCACGCCGAATATGTCGAGGCCCATCCCGTTCAGCACATCGTAGGGTGACGCCCCGACGCCGATCACGTCCAGCAGGATGGTGGCTTCGTCCCTGCGCTCGCCGATCACGAGGCCGGCGACCTTTGGGCCGTCCGGCGTGTCTTGCCCGTCGTGGATCGCCAGCTTGTCGAACCAGAAGTCTGTGCTGCCCCCTTTGTGCCGATTGGCGATGACGGTCTTGTCCTTCCCCCCGCGCGCAACGTCGACGCCCTGTGTCAGCATTTCCCCGCGCGGTCTGCGCTCCGTCCATCGCGCCTGCGCCGCCTCGACCCATGCCGTCGGTATGACCTGCCACGGGTCATCGCTCATGCCGGCCGTGAACGAACCGTAGAGCATCTGCGAGCGCAGCGGTTCGGGCATGGCCTGAAGCTGGCTCATGTACCCGGTCGCCATGTAGTAGGGGTTGTCGGTCAGGCGCGCGGGGATGAACGTGCGCGACTTCGGGACGATGATGTCTTCGGGGGTGTACCCCGCAGGGTCGAAGCTGTACGTCACCCGCCCGTCGACCAGCACGAAGGGTTTGCCGGACAGCGGCAAATCGTCGGAGTCCAGCCACACGTCGCGGCTCGTGCCGTCTACCGGGAGCATTGCGCAGTAGCGCAGCACGCCGGGTGGCGTCGGGTACAGTGGGTGCTTCGTGTCCAGCCACGGGCCGAAGAACCCGATGACCCATCGGCCCTCGGTCGTTGTCGGCGGGTTGAACGTCATCAGCACCTTCGGCGCCACGCTTGGGTCGGGCGAGCGGTTCCACCCCATGACGAACCGCACCTGTGACTCTCGCTGCTCCGTCACTTCGTCGAAGGCCTTCAGGTCGTGCGGCCGGCCCTGCCAGCGCTTCTCGTCCCCGGGGTTGTCGAGCCCCGCGAACTCGATGATCCCGTGCTCTGTCTGCCAGATACCCTTCTGCGAGTTCAGCCCGTCCGAGCTGCCCCGTATCTCGACAAGCCGCTGGATCACGCCCTCGCACTGCGCCTTCTCCCGGCGAGCCACGAGGCAGCGCTTGTGCCTCGTCTCCGTCAGGCCTGCGATCAGGTCCGTCTTGCCCCCGCCGGCCGCGCCGCCATACCCCACGATGTCGGCCTTCGAGCTGTAGGCGTCGAACTGCGGGCCCGGCAGCGGTTCCCAGCGGACGGCGGCAATCTCCGCCGCGAGCAGCTCGTTCAGCTCGGCGAACTCGTCAGGGGCAAGCAGTCCCTCAAGTTCGGCAACCCGGGATACCGTGCTCACTGGGCGCGCTCTCTGCGCGCGACCCACATTGCGATGGCGAGCACCACGAGCCCGGGTGCGGCCAGCACGAACACGATCGCGAGCGGGGCCAGCACCTTCACGCCAAGTCCCCGAAGGCCCGGCGCTCTTCTGCCCTTGCCATGATGGCCGCGATGCGTGCGCGACGCGTGGTGGCGTCGATCTCGACAGGCGCGCCGTCGGCGCCAGTCAGCTCCGTCCGATCCGCGAACATCACCTTCTTGTGGCCCTTGAGCAGCATCATCAGAATCGGGTCCGACCTCTTGTTCAGGGTCAACCACTGCAGTGTGCCGTCCGCCCTGCGCGCCTGGCGCGGGCGCATCACCGGGGCCCCGTCCTTGTCGACTCCCTGCTGTTCGAGCACGAGGCGGCCGTCTGCGTCGTACTCGAAAACCGGGGTGAGCTGCCCTTGGTAGACGACAGGTTCCTCGATGCCGTCGACGGCGCGTCGCCGCGCTTCAGCGAGCAGCCTGTCGCCTGCGTCTTCGTAGGCGTCCGCCCATGCCGTGGCGAAGTCGGAGTTCGCCTTGCGCAGTGCGTAGGCTGCCGAACTGCACACGCCGGCCGCGCGCGCACTGCGCGACACGTTGCCGTCGACGCGCATTTCCTCAAGGAAGGGATGAACCCAGTTCGGATACATGGGGGCATGCTGCACCAACCCTGGCCGCGTTGCGTGGACGCTGTAGGCCTTCTACGGCCCCTTCACGCCTTCCGCGGGCGTAGGGCAGGGGGTAGGCCTGGGTTGCACCCGCTTGTGCCCCATGGTGGTCTGGCGCCTGCGCGCGCCGGTGCAGACCGCGCAGACCATTGACTTGCTGACCCGGGGGTCGGTGTCGAACTTCTCGGAGATTTGCCGGTAGCTCAGCCCGGCCTCCCTGAGCACGAGAATCAGCTCGATGTCCGCCTCACTCAGCTTCGCGCTGTGGTGGTGCTCGCCTATGACCCGACCCCGGTCATTGGTCGAGGCGTAGCGCCACCCGTTGTCGGTTCCTGCCATGCCTGGCCCCCACTAGGTCTCAGTGGCGACAGTATACCCGCTGCCCGCAGCCGCTCGTCTGCTTCAGGGCATCCTGTGGACCCGGGAAACCACAGCTTGAGGTGCGGTGCCCGGTTACCCTTGCTCGTGTTTTCGGTTCCCAGGATGACCTGAAGGTTCCAAGAGACATGAAGACCGCTCACCCTGTGCACGTGCCCGTTCTCCTTCTCGATCACGCCCCTGAGGGGCACGATGTGATCGACGTGGGCAGGGCCGACATGCTCCGACAGAAACGTCGCGTCCGCGCTCATCGCGCGGCAGGCGGCGCGTTCCTCCTTGTCCTTGCGGGCCCACCGGGGGACGGCGCCAAGCCGGGCGGCGCGGCGCTCCGCGCTGGCCGCGTTGATCTTGTCGGGGTTGCGCTCTCTGTAGGCCTTTTTCCGCGCCGCTTCCGCTTCGCGGTTCCGCTCGCGATAGGCCTTATGCCGCGCCGCTTCCGCTTCTCGGTTCGCTTCGCGATTCGCTTCGCGCCAGGCCTTATGCCGCGCCGCTTCCGCTTCGCGATTCGCTTCGCGATTCGCTTCGCGCCAGGCCTTTTTCCGCGATGCGACGGCCTCCCGGTGGCGCTCGCGGTAGTCTTTGTCGTAAGCCGCGAGGACCTCCCGTTTGCGCTCGCGATAGGCCTTCTGGTAGGCCGCCCGCTCCTCTCTCGTCTGTGCCATTACCCGCTCCTTTGAGTCCGTAGAAAATCGCAGTATCCCCGTAGCCCGTGGGACCTTGCAAAAAAATCCAGTGTCACGCGTCACTCATGTCACGCTTGGTTTCTCTATTCTTCCTATAACATGTAACAACCCTACTACTACTAGGGGTATTTTGGGGGGTATTCTCTACTCCGTTCCCTTTCTAAAAGAAGGGTGACAAGAGTGACAAGGGTAAAAAGGCTTACGAATCAACAACTTAGCTGTTACCCTTCCCCCTCACCGTCACGCTATTTTACCGTGACTTTCCAGCGAAAACGCCGCGCCCAACTTTTCCGAGCCGCCACGGCGCGTCAGCGCACCGGCGCGCTGCCAGCTCCCGGCACCCAAAAGTAGCGTGACACCCCGAGTAGTGTGACTGGGATGGGTGCGCGCGAAAAATCGCTCATTGCTTTTTTCTCCACGCTCGCGCCGTTGTGGCGCCGGTTCTGACGAAGGCCGGTTCGTACCCAAGGCGGCGCAGCACCTTCCCCGCCCGCAGCTCTGCGCGGCGGTCCATCCGGTCAGCGCGCAAGCCCAACGCGCTCATGAGCACTTCGGCCATCCGCACGGGGCCGTCGCCCCGCTTCGGGCCCTCCTCGCTGTCCATTGCGTCCCGGTTCAGCCACGAAGCGATCAGCTCTTCCCAAGGGTCCGAGACCTTGAACCCGGAGTGCTCTGCCTTCGCCAGCTCGTAGGCATCCTGCCAGGCTACGCCTTCCAGGCCGAACCGCACGACGCCTTCCGCCCACAGCTGATCGCGCACCGCGGCAACGCCTTTCACGTCGACCACGCCCACCGTCATCGGCAGCCACCGGCGCTCGCCCGTCTCGTCATCGAGGAAGCCCGTCTGGTTGGTAGTGCCGAACATCAGCAGACGGCGCGGGAAGCGCGAAGAGAACTCGCGCCACTTGCCAACCCACTCCTCGGTGGTGCGGCTAACCCAGGCCTTGATGGCTTCCGCGTCCCGCCCCTGCAGCCCGCGCAGCTCGGCTATCTCGCCTACCAGCTTGCCTCGCAGCGACCGGGCGATGTCGTCATCCTTGCGTTCGAGGTTTATCTCGACGAACGCTTCGTCGATTGGCGACAGCGCTTCTACCGCCGTCGTCTTGCCGGCGCCCTGCAGGCCGACGAACACCGGGACCATGTCGCACTTTGCGCCGGGTTCAAGGCAGCGCGCGGCCAGGCCAGTCCAGGTGTACGCGGCCACTGCGCGCGTGTACGGTGTGTCAGCGACGCCGAAGAAGTCGGTGTAGAACGTGTCGACGCGCGGCACGCCATCCCAGCGCAGGGAGCGCGCCCAGTTGACTGCGCTGTCGAACCTGCGTTCTGACGCCACGAAGCGCACCGCGTCACGCATCAGTTCGGGGCCGACGGCCTTGAATCTGTGACGCCCAAGCGTGAGGCGCAGCCGGGTGTAGTCGTTGTCGTCGAAGCGACGCCACCCCCCGCCTGTGCCGTACATCAGTTCGGCCCGAAAGTCGTCGAACCCCACCTCGCAGCCGATCAGATCGGGCCGGTGCATCGCCATCACAACGTTGTCCAGCTCGGCCTCGATGCGGCCCGCGCGGTCGCGCGCGAATGGGGGAAGGGGGAGCGCCACCTCCCCACGGCCTACCGCACCTTCGATGTCCACCACGTCGAAGTCGCTAGCGGCGTACCCGACAGCTTCCAGAAAGTCACCGTCGGTTCGGCCTTGGCAGTGAGCATGCAGGCAGCGGAAGTGCCCCTGCGCGAACCCACCGACACCAGCAGGGAAGTAGCTCGTTGCTGTAGGCCCGCTGTCGCCTGTGTGTTCGCCCTCCCAAGGACACCGCACGTCAACGCGGCCGTCGCGCTCGAACCCGGTGACCCACCCGTTTTCGTCGAGCCACGCCACCGTCGGGTCGAGCAGGTCCGAGGCCACGCGCGGCTTCGTCGGCATCATGCCGTTGCGCGCGCGGCTTTCCCCGTCTGGCAGGGCGAACGTGTCAACCAGGGCCCGCCACAGCACCTCGAACTCGGCGGGCGACAGCTCCGGCACTTCGCCCGGCAGCCCGATCACCCCGTCGGCGTCCACCCACTCGTAGCGGACCCCGCTCGGGTGCGTGCCCACTGCGATGAACTGCTGGCCGGTGGCGAGGAACTCTATGATGCCGTGCTCGGTGCGAATGATCCGCTTCGCGAAGTCCCCGGGCATGCGGAACGCGAGAAGACACTTCCCGCTGTTCTCGCGCCGCCGCATCGGCAGCGCTGTCGCAAGGCCTATCAGGTCCAGCACGCGCTGCGCGGCTACCGGGTCCGCGATGTCGATGTCGATAGCGCGCACGACCCGCGTCTGCAGGCAGATTCCGAGGTCACTCACGGCGGACCAACGGCGGACATCGCTGTCCGTCGCCACGTGGAGAGTCCACTTCGGGATGCCGACAACGTGACCGTCCTTGCCGTAGCGGCTCGGGGTCTTGCCAAGGTCGCGCAGCTTGCTGCGCTCGCTGATCCGGGCGTGCGGGTTGCTCACGACCGGGAGAAGGTCAGACTCAAGGCCGAGCTTCATCGAGAAGTGCAGCCAGTCGTCGACGGCGGCGCCCCACGGCGCCCCCGCGGTGTCAGGTGTCGTCATGGTCTACCTCGAAAGTCGGCCGCGGAGCGCGGCCGGGGGTCATTCGTCGCCCAGGGGGAAGTCAGCGCGGTCGATGATGGCCTGCCCCAAGCACTTCTGCGCGAACTCGCACCCGCGGCACGCTTCGACAAGGTCCGTGCGGTACAGCTTCGGCAGGCGCCCGCCTGTGTGCTCGTGCATTTCGTGCGACACCTGCTCTATCTCGCGCCCGCGCGTCGCGCTCGGCTGACGGTGCCCGCCCGCGTACTGGTCGAGGTTCCCCCGGGACGTCCCGGCGGCATACGCGAGCATTTCGCGCTCCTCCTCGCTCGCCTTGTGCATCCAGAATCGAAGCATGTTCATGGTAGATGGGCCGTCAACGGCGGTTGAATGTTCAGGCGGACCAGTTTACACTCTGTTAAAACACGCCCGGCTTCGAGCACCGCGAAACAAAGACCGAGTGATTTACTCAGGTACGCAGTTGACAAGTTCTTAGCACGTGCTATAGTAGACCCCATCGACTCACCAACCACCGGAGATTGAAATGACGAACACCACCATCCCCAGCGCCCCCGGCATCAACCGCAAGTACGAATTCGTCGACGGAGATGTGATCCAGCTCCCCAGCGGGCAGACACTGCGGCGAATCCGGGCCCTGGCAGCGATACCCGCGATTAACGTCAGGAAGGGCGACCTCGGGGGGTACGTAGCCGCAGAGAAGAACCTGCAAGTGTCCGACGACGCATGGGTGTTCGGAGACGCCCAGGTGTACGGCGACGCCCGGGTGTCATGCGCCGCCCAGGTGTCCGGCACCGCCCAAGTGTTCGGCGCCGCACGGGTGTCCGGCGACGCACGGGTGCTCGGCGACGCCCGGGTGTTCGGAGACGCGTGGGTGTTCGGAGACGCCCGGGTGTTCGGCGCCGCACGGGTGCTCGACGACGCACGGGTGCTCTGCGACGCGTGGGTGTTCGGAGACGCCCAGGTGTCCGGCACCGCCCAGGTGTCCGGCGACGCCCGGGTGTTCGGCGCCGCCCAGGTGTCCGGCGACGCACGGGTGCTCGACGACGCACGGGTGTACGGCGCCGCACGGGTGCTCGGCGACGCGTGGGTGCTCGACGACGCACGGGTGCTCGGCGACGCGTGGGTGTACGGCGACGCACGGGTGTTCGACGACGCATGGGTGTTCGGAAACGCGGCTGTGTTCGGCGACGCACGGGTGTTCGGCGACGCCCGGGTGTTCGGAGACGCCCGGGTGTCCGTCGACGCCTGGGTGTCCGGCGATCACTGTTGACAAGTTCTTAGCACGTGCTATAGTAGACCCCCCTCGACTCACCAACCACCGGAGATTGAAATGACTGACACCACAACCACCCAGTCCCCCGCCGACACCGACATGGAAGCGGTTCTGCGCCGCGTCGCGAAGCTGCTTGCTATCGCCGAAGACCCGCGGGCGAACGCGGCCGAAGCGAGCGCCGCTGCGTCGATGGCAGAGAAGGTGATGCGCAAGTTCCAAATAGACAACGCCGACGTGATCGAGGCCTCACTGAATCGCGGCGGTGCCGAAGTGTTCGGGCACAGCGACCTTGGGTCTTCCTTGAACCCGAACGGGCGCTCGGTCCAGTCGTCAGGGTGGGCCGGTGTTCTCGCGGTCGCTGTAGCGGACCTGAGCGACTGCCAGGCGCGCTACGTGCACACCTCCGAGCACGGCAAGACGATCAGGTTCCAAGGCTACGCAGCCGACGCGCAGATGGCAAAGTTCACTTACCTGTATCTCGTCAGCCAGATGGTTTCTGCCTCGAAAGCGTACCGCAAGGAGCGGCACGGGTGCGTCCCCCGCTCAGAACTCACCCGCTTCTACGAAGGGTTCGTGGCTTCCGTGATTAAGCTCGTGGAGAAAGCGATCGCGGACAAGCGGGCCGACATGCAGTCATCCGTCGCCGGCCGGGGCCTGATGGTCGTCAAGGCGTGCGCGGTAGCCAAGCACTTCGGCGCTGTGAATTACGCAAAGAGGAGTCGCAGCGTCGACATCGACGGCAGCTTTGCTGCTGGGGCCGCGGCCGGCGCCCGTGTCGACGTGGGCCGCCGCGGTGTCGGCGTCAACAGCACAGCAGACAGGATCGCCCGATGACAACGTCGAGCGTCACTAGCCCGGTAACGAGGATCACGCCGGCCATCGTTCGCGACTTGGGCGCCCGGCAGGTCATCGTGACAATCCGGGACGGGTTCATCGAGCTACGGGGGAAGGGCCTCAAGCGAACCGAGACGGTGTGTGTTGCATCGCTCTACCAGCGCGCCGTCAAGGAGCGCGTCAACTACGAACGCGCGCAGAAGCGCAAGACGAAAGGAACCAGAAAGTGAAGAACCTACCCACGACCCGCGCCTTCGCGCCAGACTTCCGCCTCACGAACCACGGAAGCATCTGCACTCTGACGCCGCTGACTTCAGCCGCGGAGGAATGGTGCCAGGAGCACTTGCCGGACGACGCGCTGACTTCCGGGCGTTCGTTCGTCGTCGGGCCGAGCTACGTCGGCTGCATCGCTGACGGCATCCGCGATGACGGGCTCTCCC